GTCTTACTTCCGATGTTAAGTCGACGTGACCCATCAACGATTGCCGAGCCGAATCCAGAACCCGTAGCCACACGACCAGCAATGACAATTCTAACTACAGTTTGTGTTCCGACTCCAGCCCCTGTCGCGGTGCGCGGAACTTTGTGTAAGCCCGTCGCTAATTGTGTTCCGAAGCCTGACGCGATTGCTGTTCGCAAACGCGTGACCACAGTTGACGTCGTCGATGTTCCTGCACCAGCATTTGTTGCGGTGCGCGGAACAATCCTGCGCCAAGTGGCGGCTTGCGTCGTTATTGCCTGTCCGTCGCCCTGTGCATTTCGGTACACCTTGTGGTGGATAGAGTTCTGCGATGAACTCGTTCCCGACCCCGTTGCGGTTCGCGGAGCCGTGTGTAAGGATGAAACGGTCTGCGTCCCTGTACCAGCACCTGTCGCTGTTCGCGGAGCGGTGTGGAGTCCAGAACCTGTCGCTGTTCCACTTCCAGAAGCGGATGCTTGGCGAATATTGATGTGGAGTTCGGTCGTCGCGCTTGTACCCAAGGCAGTGCTGTTACCTGTTTTGGTAACGGTGCGAAGTTCATCTGTTGCTGATGAACCACTTCCTGCGCCGTTCGCTGTCCGAACCGATGTCACCAAGAACGTCACTTCACCAGACGTTGAACCGTTTCCTTCGCCTTGAGCGTTTCGGTAGACAAGATGAGCAACAGAGTTAGCGTCAGAACTTGACCCAGATCCGGTGGCTTGTCTTTGGTGCGCTACCAAACCTGTCGCTGTTTGAGTTCCCGTTCCATTGCCTGTTCCCGAAGCAGAACGGGTTGTGAAGCCAGATGCGGTTGAGTTTCCTTGACCTGAACCCGTAGCAACGCGGACAGGCGCGACACTGCTCGTTGCTGATGACGTTCCTAATCCTGACCCCGACGCTGTGCGCGCACGAATAACAAGTTCTGCCGTTGTCGATGCTCCAGAACCGTCACCTGTCGCTGTTCGTGGGACAAGACGTAATCCATCGGCTGTTTCGGTTCCTTGTCCCGAAGCAGATGCCGACCGAATGACGGTCTGTCTTTCGGTTGTTGCGCTTGTACCTTGTCCGTTCCCTGTTGCGGAACGCGGAGCAATGTGTAATCCAACCGCCGTGTCATCAGTCGATCCGGATCCGCTACCTTGGGCGTTTCTATAAATAAGATGAAGGATTGAGTTCTGCGAACTTCCCGTTCCTGAACCAGAAGCGTTACGTCCAATTGTGCGTAAACCTGATGCGCTTTGATTTGATGTCCCAGACCCCGTTGCTGAACGTGGGACGGTTACAAGTTCACTCGCACTGGACGTTCCTGTTCCTGCTCCAGACGCTGTTGCGGAGACAATTGCGAACGTTTGATTGTAAGTAATGCTTGACGTTGAATACTGAACGCCCGCGTCGTTATAAATTGCCATAAGAAACCCTGTCTAACACTTCACGTTTGTTCCTGAACATTCTTAGTTGGTTGTGAATGTAGGCAGGGTTAGTAAGGGAAATTTCGGTGGCGCGCTCAATCACTCGGTTTTCATCTGTCAGCGGAATTTCTAACCCAACTCCGTAGTAGTCGCGGAATTTCTGAATACCGATGTGAAGTTGCCGTTGCTCTTCTTTCAATACCGTCGCAGTGTCAACCAAACCCGGAAACACGATAGACAAAGCACTCAGCGAACTGTAAGCCATTCTCTCTCGTACGAACTGAAGCAAGGCTTCTGACGTTGGTACCAACTCAAGCGGTCTTTGACGCGCGTTTTCTTTACCCCTCAAGAAGGACGAAATCTGCATCTCAGGCTGACCAGCAATAAGTCCTGCGTCAAACTCAAGTGCGCTTAGGAAGCCTTGTGCGTCACCAGCAATACGTTCTTGGTTGTTAAAAGGCTCCCCATGTACGGCAGACCATTCGTGCAGTAAACGAAACATTTCCCCAAGTGTGTAAGCCCCGATGGGTAATTCTGCATCGTCAATGAAGTCGCGACGCAGAATTTCATCGTTGTGGAAATGAATGTAAAGCAAATGACCGACTGCTGGAACAGTCAAGACTGGTTCGTACATGATGATGTCGTCCAAAGATGAAACCAACTGAGGGTTCTTTACAGAGGGAGTCTCGTACGCCCGCGCGCCATACATCGTGTTGTCGCATCGCCATTCCATCGCAGGGTCGTAAATTGGTTCAGATTTACAGAACACAAACACCCCAACCTCAGACATGACCACGTCAGGAGAACGGTCGTAGAACTCGATGATGCGCTCAAAATGCTCAAGGTTAATTATTTCCTCGACGCCTTCGGCTTTCGCAATTAAGACAAGATTTCCCAAGTGCGCGAAAGGGTGATCCAAGGTCACTACCAACTGACCATTTTCCATTCGGTAAACATTCGCGTCATTGAAAACGTCATCGCCTGCAGGTGTGCGACGCACAATCTCCAACGAGTCGCCGTTTATGTGTCTTAAAGCAAAGAAATGCTTCGCTTTACCTAGCACGGACATTGAGAATGGCTGAACTGTAATCATGCCGCGCCATAATACTTAAACGTAATGCCACCAGCGGTTCCGCTTCCCCAGAAGCCTTGCCCACCTCTACCGACAGCAACTCCACCAGCAACCACTGTTCCATTCGCACCAGTAGACGACGTTCCGCCACCGCCACCGCCGTTACCGCCATTCAATCCGTAAGCGCCGCCGCCATTACCGCCAGCGCCGCCGTAGTCGGGATAACCAGCGTTAGAGCCTGCAGTGTCCGTTCCGCCACCGCCACCGCCCGAATATCGATTGTAGTCAGTGGCGTAAATGGGCTGGTTGTAGTCAGTGTAGCCATCGGTGCAGATGCCGTACTTGTCTTGCGCAGTGCAAACAAAGACATATTCGGCAACGTAGGTGTAACCGTAGTAGCCCACTCCACCTGCTCGCGAAACATTGTCTCCTGTTCCAGACGACCCAGCGGCGCTCGTAAAGTTGTTACCGCCACCGCCACCACCCGCAGTCCAAGTCGTCGAGCCAACCGTGATTGTTGTGTTGCCACCCGAAGGCGCAGGAAGCACCTGACTTGGGTTGGTTCCGCCCGCGCCGACCGAACCAGTGACGTTTTGAGTGCCTGTTGCGGAAGATGTGTGGCTAGAAAACAGTCGGTACCCACCGCCACCGCCAGCACCATGACCTGCGGCGCCGCCACCGCCGTAGGCGAGCATTTCGTAAATAACAGGAGCGATTGGCGAACCGCCCGTTGGAGTCACCGATGGAACCTCGACGGAGAACGATCCGGCAGTGGTTTTGAGATATGTCTTTAACACCCAAGTTGTGAAGTTGCCGTTGCTGTTTTGAACAACAGTTGACCCTTTGGCATTTGTTGCTGTAATTCTCACGATGTAAGACGTCCCCACAGACAAACCAGTCACATTCGCGTAAGGCGAAACTGAACCGTACGCTGGCGAACCAGTCATTGTCACAGGGCTAGACCACGTCGATCCGCCATTTGAACTGTACTCGGCGCTGATTGAGGTACTTAGCCCTTGACCGTTCACACTTGAATTAAGTGTTGCTAGGTTTTGATTGAAATTCGTCGTTGCATTCAACGTCACAATTGGACGAGGCAAAACGCTCGCGGCTACGACGCCAATCATCAGGCGCTCAAATCACCGAGTGCAACCCATGTGTCAGTTGCACGTTTTATCAAAGATGCTGGTGACCATTGCGCGCGCATTTTCAGACCGATGGCGCTGTTTATAGTCACGCCTGAGCCTGCGGTGATAGTGGTTTGTCCCGCCCCTGTCTGAAGGATGTCAATGATGGTGCCGACAGGGAACGCAACACTTGAGTTCGGTGGGACAGTCAGTGTGTTCGCAGATGCGTTGCTAACTTCCACCATTTTGCCTGCATCGGAAAGAACGAGAGTGTACGACGATGATTGAGCGTTAGTCACAATGGGGCGTTTTGCGACTTTGTAGTCAAGGCTCGTTGTATCAGCCGAACCGTCAATACCTACTTTTGCCTGCAGTGCTTCAACAGCGTCATTGACGTTTGAATGTTGAACAGCGTGGTCTGGCGAAGCCAGAGTGTCCGTTGATATTGGGTTCGTTAACGAGTCGAGAGAGGCAGGAAAATTCGTCGCCATGACGACCTACCTTCCTAGTCGAGTGACAACGTCAGCGAAGTAATCTCAAAGGTGTCGCCAGCAGTAACCGAAGCGGAAGCAGACAAAGAACCGCTCCACAGACAGTTGCCAGCAGTCGAGTTGTCCCACAAAGACCAGTGGGTGTAAACCTCTGTAGCCGCCACGTTTGTCCATGAAAGCGTCGCGCTTGATGCCTTTGACCCGCTTGATGCAGATGACCAAGAGACAAGTTTACGAGTTGCCTCCGTAGCGGCGTTTGCTGTGCCGTCCTCGCCCGGATCGCCGAGATGCAACTTGACGTACGAGTTAGCGACCGCAAATGACGTGTTGCTCAGGGTGTCGAGCAGTTTGTTTTCTGCGTAGTTGGAAATACTCACGATTCTTCCTCTTCAACGATTGGTGCGTCCGCAACAGGTGCAGACTTTGGCTTCTTGGCAGTTGGTGCGGGCTTCGGCGCTGGTGCGGGCTTTTGCGAGGCGTGATATGCCTTTGTCTCCTCATCGGTCAACTTGCCGAGGTAGCGACCTGCTTCCAGCATTTTCACGTTACGCCACGACGAAACATCGTGGATCGTGCCTGACTCAAGGTACTCCCCGCGTCCTTTTGGAATTCGCTTCAGAACTTTACGCAACATGATGTTTTCCTTCTGTCCAGAGTTGGTGTCCCGCCCATCCTAGTAGAGCGGGACACCTCGTCCAGAGTTATTAGGCGACGACGCCGTTCCAGAAGTAACCGAGGTCGGAAGCGATGACCTTCATGTCAAACGCTACTTCAGCCTCGATGCGGTCAGCCTTGAGGCTGTCCATGCGGAGACGGCTGGAACCGATGGTTGCTCCGAGTCCCTGTGAAACACCTGTCCAAGACATGACGTAACCAGCAGATGGTTGGAGCAAGCCCGGCGATGGAGCCGAGTAGCACAAGAGGGCGTGCTTGCCGTGTGTGAATGCGTAACCGGCGGTGCCACCTTCGTTGTTCGTTGCCTTGACAGCCTTTGCCACGAGAACGCGGTCGACGTCAAACATACGAGCCATCATCTCTGCGGTGATGACGTTGCTGGATGTGTACTTGATGCGGTCAACGAGGTCTGGGTGGTTCTTGAGAACGCGGAACACGTCGTAACCAAGTACGAGGGTGTTTGGCTCAAAACCTGTGGTTGACAGGATGGTTGCCTTTGCAGACTCGATGTCGTCAAGTGGGTCGCTGTTTGTGTAGTCGCTCCACTCGTCGTTGCCTGATGGCGAGACTTCGTTTGCCCAAACGCTGGTGGTGAAGAATGAGGAAACGAACTCTGTCTCCATCTTCAGCATCAAACGGCTGGTTACGAACTCTGCGGCTTCACGGTCGACGTTGATTGGTGCGTCTGCGTTTGCGCGGGTCTGGTCACCGATGTCCTTGTGGAACGCATATACGTCCGCTTGGTAGGTGCCAGTCGAGATGTTGTATCCGCCACCTGCAGACTCGGTTCCATCGGCACGACGCTGTGCTTCGTCGCGGAACCAGTCGTTCTTGGTGTAGGTGAAATACTTGTCGGACTGCTTTTCAACAGGGACAATTGGGAATACGCGAGACGCGATGAAGTTCTCTTGTCTCTGCATATATGCGACGCTGATGTTTGTCAGGATCGCGTCAACATGGACTTGATTGCTGGTTGGCTGAGGCATTGCTCTGTTCCTTCTCTACTTGAGTTCCGATTAAGAAGCGCGGTGTGGGCTTGCGCAGTTAACAACGGCGGTCAGGATTTCTCCGTCAGCGCCAGCGGCGAGGATTACTGAACCAACAACGTATTCGGTTGTGTCAGTGCCCGGAGTTTTCGCATCAGCCTTGCCCGAAGAGGCAGTTCCGATGAGTGCGCCTTCATCAATTGATGCGCTTGCTACGACCTTGGTGCCGCCAACGACGGTAACGATGGCTTCCTTGCCGGAAGTTGGGTCGTTCTGCAACACGCCGATTGGCTTGTCTGTTGCACCTGAGCAAGCGACAGCCTGACCAGATGAGTTGATTTTCACGAAGTAGAACTGCTTCGCGGAGAGGTCTTCACCCGCAACGAGGGTGATTTTGACGGCGGAGTTGGCGATTTCGTAAGCCATGACTGTTTTCCTTCCTTAACGACGCTTCTCGGCGACGTATTCGTGATAGAGGGTTGGGTCTGCCGAGATGAGGTCAACAACAGCCTGCTCGACTGTCGATGCCTTGCCCTCGGAGACGAGTGCCTTAGCGAGGCTTTGAACCTTGCCGTAGGTATCGCCAGTGTCTGGACGACCTGCTGTTCCGATTTCAGCGAAAATGTCTGCTGATTCGGCTTGAGCGTTTGCGGAGTTGAGCGCCTTCTCGATGGTTTCTGCAAGTGATGCGTCAACATCGGTGAGGCGACGCATTGCCTTGCCAACTTCGTCGGTGTCAAGTGCGAGTGATGACCACTGGTCGCGTGCTTTTGCTACGAACTCTGCGTCACGGCGCTCTTCGCGCTCCTTGCGGAGTTCTGCGCGCACAGCGTCGGCGTCAGCCTTTGCCTTGTTCAACATTTCGCGGACGGCTTCTGGGACTGACTTCATCATGTCCTCTTCGTCCTCTTCGTCCTCTGCGCCGATTTCAATCTCGACCTTTGGCTTCTTGCCCTTTTCCAACTCGAGTGCTTCCTCAAGTTCAGCGATGCGCTCCTGCGCCTTTACCAGCGATTCAGCAAGAATGTCTGCCTCTGGTGTTTCTACTGCTTCAGTCTCTTCAGACACGTCTGCTCCTTCAGTGGTGGTTTCTGGATTTTCATGTTTCATGACAACCCAACCTTCGTTGAGGTGCGCTGGATGGTCTACGCCGGAGGTTTCTACGACCTTCAACTTGACCATCTTCTTGGCACCCATGCGTTACGAGTGTAGTGACGCGTTAGTGCATCTACACAACTTGACTGCGGGTTAGTTAGAACACACCGCCGTCGGTGCCTTCGCCAACGAACATATCGAGCATCGCAAGCGCCTCATCAAATTTGGCGAGTAGAGGAGAACCCTCGCGTCGCGTTACTTTGAATGCATTCTGGACTTCTTTGCGGGCGCGGTTGGAGTGGTCACGAACCGCACGCATATTGACCTGAACTGTGCCTCGGTCTAGACCGTTCATCTTTGCGGCGAGGTCAATGTTTCGTTTTGCCTTGTCAAGAGATGACTTTGCTTTGTCAAGGTCGGAGAGGGCAAGCCTTCTGGTTTCCCCTGTGTGTCCAATGCTCATGTTTCTTTTAATGGCGGCGAGGGATTCGGTGACGTCGGCGAGTGCCTTGTCAGAATCCTTAATTAGATTTCCGCTTGCACTTCTGCTCCATCCGTCTTCGTTTCTGTCGTTGACTGGTGATGTGCCATATGCAGGTTTACGAGGTTTTGATTCCGATGCTGGCGCGGGAGCCTTTCCGCCTTTGCCCTTGCCTCCGCCGTGAACTGACTGGTCTGCGTGACCGGGGTGCTTCTGGACAAGGGTGCGTGCCTTCTCAACAGCACGTTCAATTTCAATTCGTGCCTGCCCGCTGACAGCGCGAACACCACCCGCTTTCTCAACGTCGGCAACAACGAGCGCCCACTGGTCTTGGGGTAGGTCGGTGACCATTCCCAAACCGTCCATCAACTGCTTATCTGCATCTTTCATTGTGTTTCTCCTATTCAAAAGTTCCGCCGACGCCTGTCCATGCTTCACGGTGAATGCGCGCAAGACCGTCAACTTCCTCGATGTGCTTGTCGATTGCCCTTACAGCAATACCGCGCACCGCAGGACTCAATTGGCTGACCGCATCGCTACGGATCTCCTTTAACTGTCGGCGCGAAGCGTTTATTGCTCGGCTTTGTCCTTCCATCTTTGGAGAGGACATCATCGTCAGGCTTTCGGCGACGGCTCCAAGCGAGTCAGAAATTTGCATCAACTCAACTTCGTCGATTTCTGTCATTCTTTTCTTCGCGCCACCTTCACCATAAATTCTTTGCTTCATGTCGTTGTGGTGATCCGCCATGTTCTCGGCGGCTTGGTTCGCTCCGTAGCCAACCTTGTCAGCGGCTTCGGATTCTTTACGGCGACTGTTCGCGTCCAACTTTGGCTTGCCCAAACCGACATCGTCAGGTTCGGCTTCAAACTTTCCGCCCGTGCCGCCACCAGCCGAAGCGGGTGCGGACGATGGTGCGCCACCTTTACGGCGTGCGCCTCCATGCACCGACTGGTCTGCGTGACCGGGGTGCTTCAACACTTGCTCGACTGCTTTGCGCATCTGTGTGCCAAGCCAGCCGTCAACGTTGCGCAGTCCTTTGCTGGCTACCTCAGCCTCAAGGTTCGCGAAGTCAGCATCGCTCATCTTCGCAAGTGTGGTTTGGCGCAGAACGTCCAAAACAATGCGGTCGGCGGGTTTGATTTCACTCATTGATGTCTCCAGTCGTCGTCGGGTCGGCTAACCCTACCTCAAGTCGCTCGGCGGAGCCACCAATGGAATAACCAGTGATTTCGCCCTTCTTGACCATGTCCCACGCCCAATCGTCCCACTTGACCCCAAGAAAGACTGTCCCGGCTGGGTACTCAACATTCTCAACACGTCCATCGGATTTGCGCATCGGGACGTTCACAGGGAAAGGCATCGTCATTGCCTCAACCCACTCACCCGCCACAACGTCCACATTGTGTTGCAGACGGATGGCGCGGTCGCCCGACTTGACGTAATCCCACAGCGCCTTCTGCAACTCTTCTGGATCCGTCCATTCGTCGTGGGCGTCGTACTTGTTCGGGATGTACCAAGGAGCCAACGTAAAGCGCTGTTCCTCCATGACATCAAGGGTGACCGCCTTCTGCATCGCATCTTCGCGTGTCAGCACGCTGTTCGCCCACGCACGCCCTGCGTCACCGCCCCACGCCGCCCATGCGACACGACCCGCACTTGGGTACCCCTTCTGGTCGGGACTCCAACCTTCGCCCTGCTTGTCGACCTCGTGGCGAGCCAAATAAGACCGCATCCGCTTCAGGGTTTGGATGGACACCGCACGCCCGTTGGACAAGTCGCGCGCGCGCGCGGAGCCAACCGCCGTGAACCCGTCACCGGCGTGCCCTTCGGAAATCCACTTAAGTGCGCGCTTCGCTTCCTCTTGGACAGCCTCTGGCGGGGTGAACGAGTCCCCAGATGCCTTGTCAACAGGGTGCGCCATCAGGTCTTCGGGAATAATCCACAGTTTGCACAGACCGTTTGGGGAAATGTCACCCTCGACCCATTCGCAGGCGCGTCCACCTCGGAACGCGACACAGTTCGCGCAGTTCATTCCTTCAGCGACGAAAGGGTTGTCGTCGCCGTCCATGTAGTGCGCACCGTCAGCGCCGTTGCCTCGGTCAAAACGTCCAAGGCGCTCGACGATTTGTTCGTTCATATCGTACATCACCTTTTGACGCAGGGTGACGTTGTAGACCGTGTACTCGTCTGCTTCTTCTGTTTCGGTGGAAGGCATCTCAGGCATTGTCCCGTTAGCGTAGCAAAGCAGTCGACGCTACTAACCCCTAGTAGACGATGCCTTCGCTGTCGTCGGCTTCGGCTTCCACTTCGGGAACACCGCGAATGTCAAAATCAAACGGCGGCGAACCGTCCAGCAGAAGGTAATCAACTATCAGTTGTTTCCACGTCGCCACAACAACAAGCGGATCCTTGGAGTTGATGTCGGGAGTAACGAAGCCCGGTATAGCAACGGGAACCTCGTCGGGAAATTCGTAGTTTGACGCGAAAATGGCAAACTCGTCTGGGTACAGAACCCACGCATCGTCTTCCTCAACGACGTGCGCTTCACGTTCATCTGAATAACCGTCAATTTTCATGCGTACGCCAACACTCCCATCACAAAGTTCAGGTGGTCATCGTCTGCAATTATTGATGGGTATGTTTCTCGTTTGTAGAGCGACTCGATGCCCATCGTCATGATTTCGTAATTGGAGCGCCGAGTGAAACCATAGACTTTTCCAGAGTACGGCTCTGAAAATTCGTCCTTGATTGTCTTTTCATCTTTACGGTAACCACTGCGCGGTGTGACTTTGCGTAAAGGCTCTGGTTGACGCCCTTTGGCACGGCGAGTCAACATGACGAACTGCAATTGAGTTATTTGAGGGTTCATGCTTTCCACTGCGTGTGTTGCTTCGTGCAAAAGAGTAGACGCACGTCGACCTGACCCTTTCGCACCATCTGTTTTGATTTCTTGTTCAGATGCGCTGAAATGTCCTCGACCTTTAGTCGTGGCTTTCACCCTCAATCCCGTGAACTGTTGGTCATTCCACAATTCATCTGGGATTTTGACGAGTTCACTTCGCAATTCAACCACCGTTGGTTTCGTACCAGAAATTCTCTGGTTTGGTTTGTCAGTCATTGTGCGTCCTGCATCCTGCAAGACAGAACGAATAATTTCAGCGTCCTGTTCAGGAGTCACACCGCCATCACGAATTAACCTTTGGCGTTGATTAATTTCTCTATTGAAGTCGTGAGATATCTTGTATGCATCGTTTTGGCGTTGTTTCACGCCTTTGTCAACAGCAATCAACCTGCCCAATGGTGTGTCTGTACCATCCATGCTTCGTTCCACACTCACTGATGCCCACGAAGAGTCTCTCAAAACAGATATATATGATTCTTGCGTTTGGAAGTCGTTCGGGAACCGCTGTTTAGCGCGCTCCGACAGCCAAACGTCGCGGTTACCAACCATCCCCGCAAGGTCACGGTCAAGTGTCGCGTAATCCCGCAAATCCTCAAGAACGACGTCGCGGTTGTTTTCAACCAGTCCTTTGACTTTGGCATTGCGAGACACCTGAAAATCATCATCTAAACGACGATTTAGTTCGCTCGTCATCTCTGGGCTTCTCATCATTTCCTTGGTGACCGCGTTACGGGAAACTAAACGTTCAGCGTTGATGTTCGTCACTTCCTTGTCATGGGATGCTTTGTCTCGCAAAATAACGTCCAACTCCGCCTTGGCAGTCTTGAGTGGTTCTGCACCAGCAACCTCACGGCGACGTTGAACTTCGCCTCGCAAAACTGCGCCAGCCTTAATGACCGCTTCGGTGACCTCGAGTTCTTTTGCTGTGGGAGGCTCACCATTGGTGGCGACTTTCATCTGCTCCAAAGTCAACACCTGTTTGACTGGTAGACCGCCGGTGGCTTCATCAACGATGTCTTTTGCGCGCGCAATTTCCTCCGCGCCACCAGCATCCACTTTCGGTTTCGGTGGATCGTCCAACTTCGGCTTGTCGTCTCCATCTTTGCCTTTCATGCGTTTCTCGTGCGCCTTGCCTGCAAGTCGGGCGGCTCCACCATTCGCATAGCCGACCTCTTTGGCGACCTCTTCCCACGTTTTACCCTGCTGGTACAAGTCCCACGCCTGTTTCTGTTTCGCGCGTGAACTGTCGCGTGGCGCGCTGACTCCGCCGCCACGACCGTGTGTTGACTGGTCATGCTTGCCAGCGAGATGCTTGACAGCGACCGTTTCTGCGTTCCTGTCGACCCGTTTGTAGTCTGAACTTTTACCGCCAAATCTGCTCACGTTAATCATTGCGCACCACCGTCACGTCGAGTAGTTGCACGCCATCTATCGTTTGGCTTCCTGTCACTTCGTACATCGTACTGCGAGGCAAAATGACCTCTGCGCCGAAACTGAAACCCAAAATCTCTGTGTCGTCTCGATATGTTTGGACTTTCGTTCCGAGTGCGCGAGTGCTGGCAACGTCGGCGGCGAGGGCGGGACTTTTCGCTGGTACTTTGATGCGCATCACGACAGGGTTCGCGTTCCCTGTTCCGCTTTGCAGTCCAGTCGCGAACGAGAAAGCGACTAGCGGGTTAAGGCTCGTTGACTGATAGGCGGGGTCAACAAATGAGTCTCCTATGGTCATTCCTGAAATCATTCCTTCGTTGTCGTCAAGTCCTCTAAAGACAACCACGTCTTCGGTGAAACCGCTCTTGTCGATTGCTTTGTCAACGTCAGAAATGATGGTTCGTATTTCTGGGTCAAGGAGGTCTGTTTCTCCCATGATTACTTGTTCGCGGAGTCCACCGTTGATTTGTTCGTAGTACAGTTCGGATTGGTAAGCGATGACCGCTTTACCTTCCTGTTTGGTGACGTCGACGTGGGCGGATGTTTGCCCCTCAAGAAACGCGAGCATTCCTTCTTCATCGACTTCAAACCCGTCGTCGGTGATTCTTGCGCGAAACGGTGCGCTGTAAAGATTGTCTGCGTCAAGTGTTGACGCGCGCCCGCCGCTCCTGCCGTGTGTCTTTTGGTCGTGTTTGGCGTGTTTCATCGTCACCGTTGGGGTGATGTTTGTGGAAATCGACAGGCTTCGTAACGGTGTGCGAGTGTTGTGGCGGCGTCGGAACTTGAAAATGTCTGCGATGACACCGAGCGTTTTCGTGGTTGGTTCGGGAATGTTGCCCCAATCACCGTCGGCGAACTTCGGTACTTGGTACGGCTTACCCTTCATTGGGTAGCGATCCTCTGTTCCGATGATGGGTGGTGCAACGTCGGCGATGTCGTACTCAACGATTGGAATGCCTGCTTTGGCGAGTTTCTTTCGGGACGCTTCAGGAAACTTTGTCCCTTTCGGAACGGTGACATACTCAATGTCGGCAAGTGAAACACCGCCGAGAACTTGTGCTTCGTGGTAGCCCTTGGTGCGTCGCGGGGCTGGTGCGATGTCTCCTGCAAACCGCTCAGGAGAGTCGGCGTCACCCCAACGACGAACGTCAACTCCACCTGAGTTGGCGTGACCATTTGGTCGGGTTTGACGCCCCGACAACGGTGATGGTTCAAAACACAAACCAAGCGAGTCGCCTTCGGTAAACGTGGCGCGTTGATGCACCTCGCGTTTTAATACGAAACCAACCTCGCCGTACTGCTCCGCGCCGACGGCTTGACTGTCGCGAACTCCACCCAAATGCAACGCACCGTAAATCGGTGCTTTGGTTCGTTGTTCTTTGGTTGGGGCAGTTGCAGAAACAACGCCCATAGTGGCGGCTTCAAATCCTGCGCGTGTGTCTTCGCCCTTAAACCCTTTAGTGCGTCCTGTTTCATGTTGAGATTTGATGCGTCCACTCGTGACAATTCCACCGACCGCAGAAACGGGTGCGTGGACAACAATGCGTGTATGTGGGGAGTCAACGATGGCTTGTTGCCTTTGAAGTTGTTCTGCTTGTCGTGCCTCAAAAGTTGGGTCAGCCCGTTTTGCTTCGTAACGGTTCTGCTGTTGTTCGGCGAGGCGTGAACGAAAACTTACTGTTTCTTGAATGACATCAGACTGCGGAACACGCCAATCGCCCTCGTCTCGCAGGATGTCTTGAACAGGGACTTCGTAGCGGTTACCGTTTGCCTCAACAACAACAACTTCTCTGAAAATAGGTTTACCCTTTTGCTCGCCGTAGTCGCCGAGGCGTTGTTTCATTGGGCGTTCACCAGTCACCGGATCGCGTGGCGCATCAAAGTCAATCTCCATCACAGGCAGGCTTTGCACTTTCGCTCCGACAATGTTTTCAATGGTGTCGATTTCAATTGCCCGTCGACGTTCCGCGTAGGCATTCTGGATTGACGTTCCAGCGGCGTTAAGGCGTTCTCGGTGGCTTTCAGGAATGACGCCTTCTTTGATTAGTTGACCCATCGAGTCGGCGATGACAGGACTTTGTGGTTCCTTAATGCCGTCCGCTTCCATCTGTTTCTTGACGCGCTTCTCGTGGTCGTACGCTGACTCTTCTGGTTTGCGGGGATTGGCTTCCTGACGACGTTTCAACTCCGCCGAATATGTGTCGTAGTCTTCTTTGATTTTCTTGTCCCGCGCCGCGATTACAGGTTCGTATTCTTTGTAGACACGGTCGTATTCGTCGGATGCGTCCAGCACCTTCTGTTCCGCGTCGCGCACCTTTTGCGATTTGCCTTCCTCAGTAAACGGCTTGAACGGGCGTCCAGTCTCGACTGCTTCTTGGAAATTCTCCGTCGGCACCAACTGTTGACTTGGGTCTTTGTCCGTCATCGGACGCGGATTTGTCACGTCGACTGGTGGCGGCGTGGGCTTCGGCGGTTCGGGTTTGTCAATCTTGTCGGGCGTCTCGTCGGGTTTCTTGTCGGTTCCATCACCGGCTTTACGTCGTTCCTCATGGCGTTTGCCTGCGCGTCGCGCCACACCGCCGTTTGCGAACCCCATCTCCTCGGCAACCTGATCCCACGTTTTACCTGACTCGTACAACTCCAAAGCGCGCTGGTCGTCAGCGGCGATGTCTTTCTTGTTGCGTTTCTTTGGCGCTCCGCCGTCTGGTGTGCCGCCACCGCCTGTGGCGTGAGTCTTTTGGGAATGTTGCCCCGGCAGGTGCTTTGTGATGCGTTCGCGTGCTTTGGCAAGTGCGGGTTCGGCGGCGTACAGCGCACGGATTTGTGCAAGCGCGCTGTCCTTGGATGTGTGGCAGGCGACAACCGAACCGTCAGTGTCTTTGATTACAGCCCAAGGCTTAGACGGCGAGCAACCTTTACCGCGTGCAATCGAGTACGGCATCGGTCAACCCGTGACCGTTTCATCAACTTCAGCGACCTGTTCAAAGAAACCTCGCGACAGAAACGACTCGATGTTTTCCACCGCGACTCGACGTCCGTCTGCAAACTCGACGAAGCCGTAGGCGCGCACAGAAGGCTTTATCGACAGGTCGCGTGGGGTGGGCAGGTTCAAACCGCCTAGTTCTTCATCAACAATGACCGTGCCGACTTGAAACAGCCTGTCACCGGCGTCTGTTTTCGCGATGAGTCGTTCAGCCATAACAAATCACCATAATGGGTTCACAATGCGAAAGTGACACGTTGCTACGTCCTTTGTCCTTCTTGACGTCGCGCTTCGGCGAGTCGTGCTTCAATCTCGGAAAACGACAAAGGCACCAACACGGCTCGGCAACGACATGACGGATGCGCGGGCGGCATTTTAATGCCGTCAGGATGGGCGCGGAGTCCTGTTTGGAAGTTCTCATCAACGGGGATGCGTTTGCCGTCGAGCGGTGCGCAAATTTGGCAGACAACGGTGCGTGATGAAACGAACTCTGGTGCGGTTCTCCATTCCTTCATGGACGTTTGCAGGTTGACAAGTCCCGCGTCACCAGCCTGTTGCCATGCGACCCATCGTCCTTCGTTCTGCGCTGTGGCGATTTCGGTGCGGGCGATGTTCTTTGCGCGCGCGCGGATGAGGCGGTCTTGGTACTTTTCAGCCGCCTTCTGTGCCTGCTCGATGGCTTGCTGTTCAGTCAGCCCAGAATCGCGGAACTGTTTTAGAAGCCGTGCGTGGGTGTTCTCGACTGCTTTACGCCATCTTTCGTGAAGTCCGACGTTGCGGCGGATCCGTCGTTGCGCTTCGGCGATGCTGATGTCGCCCTCGACTGCGTCAGCGACAATTTCCTGAATGATGCCCTCGACCTCGTCGGTGATGTCTTTGACAAGTCTGCCTGCGCGTTCCAGCGCCCATTGGGTTGCGCGCGGGTCTGCCTCGTCAAAACGGATGCGGAACCCTGCACTAGCGGCGGCTTCGGCTTTTCCTGTTTTGATGATTTCTTTGACAAGCGCGTCGACAATCGGACGAAGGTCGCCGATGAGTGACCCTGTTGGGAGTGCGCGAAGCGTTGCCGCCACCGACTGTCTGATGGCGTCAGCAACTTGAGGTGTTAAGACGCCGTTGCGGAACATCTGCACCGCCTGCGCGTATGCCTGAGCCAGCGCGCGTTCCACGCTGGTCAGTTCTCCTCCTGCTTTCTCAACGGGCGTTGACGCAGTCTTTTGCTTCGCCCTGCGCACGAATGGCATTACTTCTCCGGTGCTGGTGGAGCCTGTGGTGCTTCGGACTGCGCGCTTGGTGCTTTCGGTGCTGGCGCGGGTTGTCCACCTTCTGGGGCGGGTTGTGGAGCCTGCTGTGAAGGGGCTGGTTGCTGTGGCGGCGCGACGTTCGGATTGTTGTTGACACCCTCTTCGGACTCGACCTTTGGTGGCAAGCCTGACACTTGGCGGAGGTATTCGTCGAGTCCCTCGTCGACAACCAACGCACCCGACCCTGATGCCTTCTGGATGAAGTCGGCGAGTTCGGCGATGTTGATTTGGTGGATGTCGCCAAATGACAACGTTGGTCGGCGTGATGCGTCCATGCCGTTCACTTTCAACAGGCGAGGGATGGCGTGCTGGTTGAACACGTCGCAGATGGATTGGGCGATTTGGGCGATTGCTGTGGTGAACAAGTCAACCTTGGTGGAGCCAAGCGAGAAAGAACCGACCTTTTCATGTCCAAGCAGAATGAAGTCGGCGAGGACGGTCATCGCGATACGCTGGTCGTAGCGTGACACAACTTTGTCGGTGTCAAACTGACGTCCACCACCGGCAGACAGCAACGTCAACTTGTACAGTTCGCGTCCTTGGTCGTCGTAGGCGAGTGGGAAAACGATGCCTTCGTTCTCGTTTCGTTTGATGCCTCGGATGAGTTTCTCAATCCCTGCGCGCGCGGACGCTTCGGCTGGTGTCGCGTTTGATGAAAGCAACTGTGGCGGCACATACGCAACGGGCAAGCCTGCAAGGTCGCGTTCAATGCCGATGGCTTCAATTTCCTCGATTGTTTTCTTAAAGCGCCAAGGACGGTACGCGTTGCGAAGCAATGACCGTCCTTCGGGGTTGTTGCGAACTGACGAGGTGCGGAACAGGAGCGCTTTCTCAATTGGGATGGTGACAACGCCTCGACTGACTCCCGACGGATCCATCTGCTCCAGACCCTTGATGCCGCCTGTCTCGTCAAATATCCACTGCCATGTTGTTTCTTGGGCGCGGAGGGCAATCTTTCGCCAGCCGATTTTGCCGTCGGTGTAATTGGAGCGTTTGGTTGGGTCGCTGGTGTCCCATGTGACGCGCTTCTTGTAGACGATTTCGCAGAAGGCGTAGCCATACGTCAGGAACGACAGAATGGACGACAAAGTTGCGTCCCACGACTCGCTCATGTCGTTCATGCATTCTTCAACAAAGTCGGCGACTTCTTGGTCTTTGTCTTTGACGACGGCGTCGGGGTTTTCTTTGAATGGCTCCATGCGCCAGTCGATTTGCAGGATGAGTCGCTCGATGGCGAACAACATCGCCCCGATGACGGGGTCGTTGTCTGACATTTCGCGCCAGACCTTAGCGCCGCGCAAACCGCGCAGGTCGGCGATGAACTCGTCATTGATGAAGCCGCCGACGTGCTGTAAGCCAGACGTACCTATTTCTTGCAGGTCAGGCGTTTCAGCCATTGTTGCTTCTCCTTAAGACTTCCTCGTTGACGATGCATCCGATAGGGATGGCAAAGAACGAGTTGATTTGGGTTTGCCCGTCGATGTCGAGTGCAACGTCGGCGGACATGATGAGTTGTTTATGGTCGCGATAGATTTCCCAACCGACCGACTTTACTTCAGCGACGTACGGGTTCACATCGTCTAGAAGCGTCCATTCAACGGGGTAGTTGTGGGCGTCAAGCCAGCGCACAACGAGCAGGTTGCCGATTTCATTCGCCATTGAAGCCTCCTGTCAGGTGCAGAACGTTCGCGACCAATTTGAGTGCTTGGTCTTCGGTGAAGCCGCCACGCATCAATGTGACAAACACTTCGTGCAACCCTAGAACGCCTTCTAACAACGCGGTCATTTCGTATTCCTGTGGGTTTTCGTCGTCCATTTGTCCTCCGAGACGGGATGGGCAAAGTGTAGCCGACGTACTTGACCCGGCTGTGGTGGCGACGGGTTGAGTTGCGCGCTAGATGATGTCAAGCATCGTTTGGTTGAACAGGTCGGTGTTGGAGTCGGCGATGCGTTTCTGCGCAATCGCAACGTAATCGGGGTTGAGTTCGCAACCGAGGAATGAACGGTTGTGCCTCAAAGCAACAACACCAACGGTCGCTGAACCCATGAACGGATCGAGAACCGTGTCGCCGGGCTTCGTTGATGACAGCACGCATGGCTCCACTAACCCTTCGGGCATAACAGCGAAGTGTGCGCCTTTGAACCGTGCAGGAGGGATTGACCACACCGACCGTCTGTTTCGCCCTTTGGGGTTGACAAAGCGTTCTCCCATCTCCTCAACGTCGATGCCGCCACTGGATGTTTTCGCCGATGGGCGGTCTGTCTTGAGTCCTCGCTTCGCGCGCGCGAGCGACACTTCGGCGACAGGTTCAAAGATTGCTTCATTGTCAAAGTAGTAGCGCTGGCTTTTGGTGAGCATGAAAAGGTACTCGTGCGCTTTGGTGCATCGGTCTTTGACGGATTCGGGCATCACGTTGGGTTTGTGCCAAATGATGTCTTGGCGCAGGTACCAGCCATCGGCTTGCAGGGCGAACGCGAGTCGCCAAGGGATGCCGACGAGGTCTTTGGGTTTCAATCCGTCGGGGATGATGGCGGAGTGTTTGTGTTCCAGATGGCGTTCGTTGTGTTTCTTGCCGAGGTTGCCTGCGGTGCCTTTTCCGCTTCCTGAGTAGGAGTCGCCGATGTTGAGCCAGAACACACCGTCGGGTGTGAGGGCGCGTTTGACTTCGCGAAACACATCAACCAGCGATGCGACAAAGGCGTTAGGGTCTTGCTCCAACCCAATCTGGTCATCTTGCCCGTAGTCGCGCAGTCCCCAATACGGTGGGCTGGTGATGCACGCCTGAATCGAGTCGTCGGGGATTTCAGCGAGGCGTTGCCGAACATCTCCAAGGAGGACTTGTGCTTTGTTCATCGGGTTTCCAATCGGGTGAGTGACGCGAGGCGTCGTTGGGCGATGTCGACATATTGCTCGTTCAGTTCGCATCCTGCAAACATTCGTCCATTTCGGACGGCGACCAATCCGACGGTGCAAGCACCCATGAACGGGTCGAGGACGGTGTCGCCTTCACGGGTTGACGCGAGGACGCACGGCTCGACAAGGGCTTCTGGCATGACTGCGAAGTGGGCGTCGCGGAATGGTTTCACGGGGATTGACCAGACGTCGCGTTTGTTGCGGGTTCCGCTTTGTGACGTTGCGGGTTCCTTCATGGCGTCGCTGTCAAAGTAATACTTCGGGGACTTGGTGAGCATGAAGATGTGTTCGTGGGACTTGGTGCAACGGTCGGTGACCGATTCGGGGATGGGGTTCGGCTTCGCCCAGATGATGTCCTGCCTCAAGTACCAGCCGTCGTTGCGGAGCGCCAGCGCGACTTCCCAAGGGATGCCAATCAGGTCTTTCAGTTTGAGGGTGTCGTGTTTGGCGACGTTGCGGCGTCCGCGTTGACGGACGGCGGTGGCGTTGCCGGTGGTCATCGATGCTGATCCGCCGCCGAAGTTGTTGTAGTACGAGTCGCCGAGGTTCAGCCAAAGGACACCGTCGGGGCGCAGGACACGGTGAACCTCACGAAACACGTCAACCATCGTGGCGACGAAGTGTCGAGGGTCGGGTTCGGCACCGATTTGGTTTGGGGAGCCGTAATCCCTCAAACCCCAATACGGCGGCGAGGTCACGCAGGCTTGGATGGATGCGTCGGGGATGTCGAGGAGTCGTTCACGGACGTCGCCGAGGAGGACGTAGGCGTTCACGCGTCGACTTCCTCGACGGCTTCGGCGTTCTTGCGCAGGCGCGGTTTGCGGTGGACGGTGCGCACGCGGTCAATCTTGAAGGTGCGCCATTTCTCGTACTGCGTTTGTCCGCCCCACACGGTGACTTCGTCGGGGCGCAGGCTGTAGCGGAAGGTGAACCGTCCCGTTTCGCCCTTGATGCTGATTTCGG